AGCAAAATACATGAACGTAGAAGGATTGTACGGGAAAATGCGTCTAACTGTTGAGTACACACAAGGCAGCATTGACCAAATACTGGTACGATAAATATAGAATATGGCACAAATTACATCACAACTATTAGCATCACAACAAGTTCACCCTGGTGATAGCTCTACACAGACCTATACTGGCGATCGTGCCAAAGCAAACGGTTACTACGGCAACGCAGACGGCAAGCACACAGTACAGTTTAGCTTAACTGGCTTTATTGGTAAAGTACGTATTGAAGCAACACTAGCAACCGCACCTACAGCAAGCGATTGGTGTACAGTTGAACTTGGTAACTCGTCGACAAACATTACATATCTAGAATATAACACTGTAACTACCACAAACGTTAGCTACAACTTTACCGGTAATTTTGTGTGGGTTAGAGCATACGTTTACGACTGGACAGATGGCACAGTCAACAGCATCAGAGTTAACTACTAAATCAATCTACGGACTGTAATCCAGTATAATTACACATATGATTCGCAACATTGCTGCTTTTGGCGATAGTTGGATCCACGGCGATGAAATTGTGCATCCAGATCCCAACGCTACAGATAAAGAAAAAAGATTATACCGAGAAGCTAACTGCACAGTTGGACAGTTAGGCAAACTGCTTGGGGTAACTGTTGAAAACTATGGTGTAAGTGGCAATAGTTTACAAGGCACAGTCTGGGAATTCTACCACTGGCTTAATGATGAACACCGACACACTGATGCTGCCCCACAGGAAACACTGGTTGTGGTTGGCTTAACCGAATCAAGTCGCAACAGTTGGTGGAACAACAATAACTATGTACACAATCACATAATGCATGACCGTCATCCCTGGAACACATTTGTCAAGCATCATTACACTCACAACGAAGATGAAACCGCAGAACGTATGCGTTATTGGGAAACCACTGAATTCTTTTACAACTGGTGCAACACTAACTCAGTGAAGTTATTGATGTTTAATGTATTTTCTCCTCCATATCTATCTAATTTGGTTGTAAATCCAAGTTGGAATATGCGAGGAGCAGTATCTGGAGATATGCTAGCACCCGGAAAGCACGCAAATGAAACAGGTTCAATACACTTAGCCAAACACTTGCAAATGTACGCAAAATCTATTATAATATAACGGTGTTAAATGTACTATCTTATATCAACGGAAAACGAAAATCCAATAGTTCTGGTTGGACCAGTTTTGACGCTCCGTGCTGTGTACACAATGGCGAAACACAAGATAGAAAACAGCGTGGCGGCCTCAAGTTTTCTTCAGATACAGACTGGAGTTATCATTGCTTTAATTGCGGCTATACTGCTAGTTTTACTTTAGGATATCCGGTAAGTTACAAAGCGCAGCGTCTACTAAAATGGATGGGTGTGCCAGAAATTGAAGTACAGCGATTAACTCTAGAAAGTCTTAAACACAAGGATGTAAACCAGTTATTGCGCGAACGCCGCGAACAAGAAATTCGGGTTGATTTTCCAACAGTTCAATTACCAGAAACAGCACGGTTAATTGAAGAAACGGACACCCTAGAATTTACGTATTTACGCAACAGAGGTGTTGATCCTTGGTCATACCCCTACATGATAGATACTGCACAAACACGACCGGGTATTCTTGTGCCGTATACATACGATAATAAAGTTGTCGGTTGGACTACGAGATTTTTAGACAACCGCAAACCTAAATACCTAAACAATTGCTCTGCCGCTGGATATGTATTCGGCACAGATTTACAGTACGACGATTGGCAAATTGCCATTGCTGTTGAAGGACAGTTCGATGCACTAAGTATTGATGGTGTTGCAATTACAACAAACAGAATCAGCGACACACAAGCCGCAGTGTTAAGAAGACTTAACAGAGAAATTGTTGTTGTTCCAGATCAAGATCGCGCAGGCTTAGAACTTGTTGCTGATGCTGTTAAGTATGGATTTTCAGTGAGTATTCCGGATTGGGACGCAGATGTTAAAGATGTTAACGATGCTGTGCAGCGTTATGGCAAACTAGCAACACTTATTGGTATTATTAAGAACAAGAATTCAAGCAAGATTAAAATTGAGCTAGCACGAAAAGCTCTCGAACGGAAACTATGAAAGAATATACCCTAGATGTACAACGACTATTTTTAGAAATGATGCTTGCAGATGCACAGAGTTATGTGCGTGTGCAGAACATTTATAATGTAGACAACTTTGACCAAAGTCTGCGTGAAGCAGCAACTTTTATCAAAGAGCATAGCGACAAATACAAAACTATGCCAGAACTAGAACAGCTCAATGCTGTTACTGGTGCAAAACTAAAACCAATTCCTGCAGAAATGCGCGATGGTCATTATGACTGGTTTATGTCAGAATTTGAAAAGTTTACCAAACGCCAAGAACTTGAGCGTGCAATTCTCAAAAGTGCAGACATGCTTGAAAAGGGCGACTTTGATCCTGTAGAAAAACTAATCAAAGATGCAGTGCAAATTAGTTTGCATAAAGACATGGGCACAGACTACTTTGATGATCCACGCACACGCTTGATGAATATTAAAAGCAACAACGGACAGGTAAGCACAGGCTGGCTTAATTTAGATCGTGCGTTGTATGGCGGATTTAACAGGGGCGAATTACAGATTTTTGCAGGTGGTTCGGGGTCAGGTAAATCCTTGTTTATGCAAAATTTAAGTGTAAATTGGGTAACTGCTGGACTTAATGGCGTGTATATTTCACTAGAACTGTCCGAAGATCTGTGTTCGATGCGTATTGATTCAATGATGACAAACACATCGAGCAAAGAAGTGTTTAAAGACATTGACAATGTAGAAATGAAAGTTAAAATGATGCAGAAAAAGTCTGGTAAGTTCCGTATTAAGTACATGCCAGCACAGAGCACAGTAAATGATATTCGCAGTTATATCAAAGAGTTGCAAATTCAAACTGGTGTCATGGTAGATTTTTTGTGCATTGACTATTTGGATTTGTTGATGCCAGTTAGTGCTAAGGTTTCGCCGAGTGATTTGTTTGTTAAAGACAAGTATGTTTCGGAAGAGATTCGTAATCTAGCAAAAGAATTAAATGTTGTGCTTGTAACAGCGTCACAGTTAAACAGAAGTGCAGTGGAAGAAATTGAATTTGATCATTCGCATATTTCAGGTGGTATCTCTAAAATTAATACAGCAGACAATGTGTTTGGCATCTTTACTAGCAGAGCAATGCGTGAACGCGGTCGCTATCAGATTCAGCTAATGAAAACACGCTCAAGTTCAGGAGTGGGTAGCAAAGTGGATTTGGAATTTGACGTTAATACATTACGCATTTCAGATTGCGAGCAAAGTGAAGATTCAGCTATTCCCGGTACAGGAGGGTTTAGTATGAATAATATCAAACCTGTAAGTAAAATGAATGGTGCAGAAGAAACGCCAAAAGTGCAAGGCGGAGTTGATAGTAACAAACTCAATAGTCTGTTGAACTCTATTAAGAGCAACGGATGATGAAAGTATTTGTATCTTTTCCAAACAGAGATTTATTATTTGAATCATCTAACGAAGAACCGTTTTACGGCCGAATTGACGGACAGATATTATATATCTGGGATATAATTGATGATGAGGAGTTGTCAACTATTATAGATCATTACGGCACTCCCAAGTATATCTTTATGGATAGTGCAAGTTGCTATCAGTCAAAATTTAATAATGTTTATTTTGTTGATGCCTGGTTAGAATCTGAAATTTTACATTGGGAAAAAAATAAATTAGTAATTGAAACTAGTTCTATAACCACGCATACTGCAAATTTTCAAATCAATAAAAAACAAATTAATAGATTTTTAGCAATAAAGTTGTGTGAAATTTTTAGCATAGATGTTAATTACACCTGGAGTGCAATCGATAAAACATTTGACTTGTCACACATTGTTCAAGAAAATCAAAATTTAAATGACGATAATATTAACAAATATTGGGGGCAACTCCTATCTCCAATATCAAAAATCAAAAGAAAATGGATAAATGTATATGACAATCATGACTTTTCTTCTTCGTCCTCGGTAGAAAATTATGGTCAAAATTTAGAGGTATGGAATGCAGGTTTAAACAGCATAATGTCAAGCACAGTAATATCTTTAATAACCGAATCTGTAAGAACACAACGCACAATACATTTTTCAGAAAAAACAGCATTTTCATTACTCGCATTAACATTTCCAATTTGGATAGGTGGCTATAACATGGCTACTGAATGGAAAAAGAAAGGGTTTGATATTTTTGAAGATGTAATTGATCATAGTTATGAAAATATGCCCACATTATTGGAACGATGTTTTTATGCAGTTTATCTTAATCTAGAAATATTAACAAATATTGAGTTAGCAAGCGATCTAAGAAATAAACACATGAACCGATTAATCAAAAATAGAGATATGCTAACATCAGAAAATTTAAAAAATTACAATAGAAAAATTATTAGTACCTGGCCAGATGATCTACAACAACCTGCACTAGAATCCATGCATCGTTATTTAAAATTAAAATAAATATAACATTATAAGAGAACCGCGATGCAAAAACGCACACGAAGCATTCTTGAAGAATTAGAAAGTCTATATGTAGAACGTGACAGAGCACACTTGGTAGAAAGTCGTGCAAACAATGTCATTTCTAGTGCTATTAGACTAATGGAATTTATCGATTCTAACTATTCTGAAGAGGATGCAGAAGTATTAAACCGTAAACTTCTAAATGCTATTCGGTCGCGGGATCCGAGAAAATTTGAACGGAGCCTAAAACGTACCGATGAAGATCAATGACATTATATTAGAACAACAAATTAACGAGCAATTTTATGGTTGGGGTGATATTGCCACGGCTGCTCGATCATTTTTGCAAAATGTTGGCCAGGCAGGCATGACTCCTTCAGAGTTAAAAAGACGAATCACACAGGATCGTGGTGTTAGTCTGGCTGCCGATGGATTGCTGGATTGGTGGAAAGGTGTTGTGTACAGTCTCAAACAGGCCTATGGTGGAAAAAATCCTATGCGTGACCGTGGTCATCTGGAAGAAATACTGGACAAAAAAGTGTACAATTCACCTCTGGAAGGAGGAATTGGTGCCAGCAGAGCTAATGACAGAGTCAAAGCAGCATTCAAACACATTCTGGATTCTGGTGAACGACTGGGCAGTGGATCAGTTAAACAAGCATTTGTGACCATTGTGGCCAACGCCATTGCTGTTAACATTAGTCCTGAAATCGGTGCCTCCACCAGACCTACCAAACAAGATCAGCAACAATCAACTCTTGCCGATCATGAATATGGCGGATCTGTTGATCCGAATACACTCAAACCCGGTGATGTTGTCAAGGTCAAAAAATTCAGAACTGTAGATACTAATAATGTTCCGGTATTAATGATCAAATATCGAAACCAATGGTACAAAGATGTTTCACCTGACGACACTCCAGAAAATTTGGTAATTCTTCAGTTGGAAGCTGGATCCCCCACATATCAGGGTTATATTGAAGATACATTTAATCAAGCATATACCCAACAGCAAGCAGGCAGACTAAAACCAGCAATTGCATTCAAAACAGGGCTGATTTATACTGATAAACCTGGCGCAGGATTCACTATACAAACCCCCACACAGCATCAGATCTGGTTGAAATCTCAGAAAACAGCTAGTGCTACAGATCCACAACCAGCGCAAGACGCAGGTGATCCTGATGATGCGGCAGGCACAGAAGTTTGATCTTGTGCGCAGTTTTTTTTAATTTTTTTATAAATAATAGTAACAAAACAAATTAGGAGAATTTAAAATGGCTTATTATACATCAACGGCTAAAACCCACCTAAGCAACGGCCTAGGTCCAAAGACTCGTATTTATAGCGCAGCTCTAAATAACATGACCGAAGCAAACCTAAAAGAACTACTACAGCTAATGGCTGCTGGTGGTACTGCTGGTACTGATGACGCAGTAACTATTGCTGGTGTTGGTACTGCTGATGGTAGTGCTTTCTCTAGCGGCGTTACTGACACAGTTTACATTGCTGTACAAGGCACAGGTACCCTAACACCTGGTGCCAGTTATCGTGGTACAAGTTACACAACTGCACTAGTTTGTGACTTTGACGATCACCTAGCACCATAAGTTAATTTTTAACTTATACAAAAAGCCCAGTTTCGCACTGGGCTTTTTTGTGGCTGTTAAATACGCTATGCATCACAATCCATTCACTGTTTATGAGTCACCTGACGGTGGAAAAACAGTCTATCAACGAAGCATAGGATCAACCGAACGCAGGTTAGTGAAGACTGGTCAATATGACCAGTGGAACGGATTTGTGCTCAGATATGATTGGGACGGTCTGGCAGAACGACATCCAGCAATACTGGAACAACTAGAAAGATTACAAGTATTGGCGGAGTTATGCAACAAATAAAAATATGTACAGCGTTTGATATAACACCTACTGGAGTACACAGGCCATATCGCCAACAAAACTTGCCAGCCATTATTAATAATTTGCAAATAAACACTGTTGAAGAGTGGAATCATTATCGACGTCAGCACAGCAACTGGCAAACTGTACTACAAGTTTTGTTATTCAGAACTCAGCCTGTGCAGATGTCAGACATAACTTCACAAGACGATGTCTGGTGTTTTACATTTGTGAACGAAACTACAGATGTGTTTTTATTGAATACTGACCCTGTGGGAGCACTCAGGCAAGACTTTGAAGGCACACCCATTATTGTGGGGCTGGATGAAAAAACCACAGTGTTACCCTACATTCACACTCACGGAGAAAATCAGAACATCTGGATTACTGAAATATGATTGACATAGATAAAATAACTGACAAAGTCAAAAGATTCTTTGATCGTGAAGGATTGCCACCCATTGTACAAGATGGCAAACGCTATCATGTGCTGGGCAAGTATGTGATCAACCACAAAGATGATGGATATGAATTATACAAACACGATCAGTATGTGAACACAGTGGCCACCAGTGCAGTTGCACTCAGTTGGTGCATATTTGATAGCAAAAATGACTGGCAGAACTCACACCAGTTGTTGACAAATGATAAGAAAATTCAACAGTATCGTTTTCAGATTGAAAACAGAAAAACAATACTAAAATCAGTTAAAAATCAGTCAGACCGTGAGTGGTTATTGATCAGAATTGCAGAAGATTCCGAACGTTTGCGTGAAGCAAAACGCAACCTTAATAAAACTGTAAAGTTGACTAAATATATTAAAATTAAGGGATTTAACGATTATGAATCTAGATGATCTATCACCAAAGCTCAATGCACGCAAACTTTCTGAAGCATACAGCACTCAGTTTGGTCGCAAAGTCAATGTGTCCACTGTAACTCATGCTGCTGCTGTGCAAATGTTGCACGAAACACGTGCTCGTATTGCAGAGTTCAAGAATAGCCGTCAGGCACATCACAGAGAAACCAATGCAGCGTATCTGAAATTAATGTTCATGGAACAAGCTCTAAGTGCTAGAGTACAAGAATCCCAACCAGAATCAAAGGTTAAAGTTATGAATTCAAAAGCCAAATATATGAATGCCGTTAAAACTGTAGCAGTTGGCGGTAAGTTAACAGAAAGCGAACTTGCTGATCTAGGTGTTAGCAAGAATCTGCTAAGTGTTCTAGAAAACCGCGATAGTGCTATTAAGTTTATGAGCAAGATGGTAGAAGCTCGCAAGTGCAAGAGCAAGGGCAAGAAGAAAATGTACGAAGGTACAGAAGTAGATCAAGCACAAGTTGTTCTAGCAGCGCAAGACATGGTTGATCAAGTTCAAAAGATGATTGAAAACATGACCGACCTAAAAGTCAAAGAACTACCAGCACTAGTTGACGGTATCAAAGGCGAGCAAGGCGTAGACGCTGCTGGCCAATTCCAAAGCGCAGTTGACTCTGCACTACAAGGCTTAATCGATGCACTAGGTGGCACCAAAGCTGAACTAGAATCAGCAGTGGGTGTTATCACTGGTGAAGAAATGACTGTGCCGGGCGCAGACGACATGGGCATGGGCGCAGAATTGGGCATGGACGCTGATGTACCAGCAGAACCTGCTCCAGAAATGGACCTGGAACCAGAAGAAGAGCCGGGTGACGAACTATCTAACTTAGGTCGTGAAAGAATTTAAGGATTTAACATGAAAAAAACACTAGCAGAAGAACTACGCAGTTACGCAAATACGTTAAATGAAGGCACTAACGCAGATGGCGCAGATGAAGTAGATGCCGAAATCGCCAAACGGGTGACAATTCCAGCAGCTACACTTAAAAAATTGACCACTCTAAGTGTGCCGTCCATACTCCGTATACACGCCAAGCAACTTACCGGCAAAGATGACGGCTACGTCGGGTTTACCTATAAATCTGCAGAGTTTGTAGGCATCACCGCAGACGGCGAATTTGCCTACAAGGTGGTCTGGCCAGATGATTCAGGTACAGGCGATACAGATGATTTGGTCTTCATTAAATACGATCGGGGTTCACTGAGTGCATATGCATTAAGTGACAAATATGCATAACAATTTAATCCAAGATTAATCACATGAACGAAATTTACACCATTCTACAGAACTTTAACAAAGTTGCTGAACCAGTAGCAGAAGAAACTGTTACTGAAGCAGTTGAATTTGACCCACAAGAATTTGAATACATCATGGATGAGATCGCAAATCTTGCAGATCAAGCTCTAGGAATGCTACCACAAGAAGAACGTGGCGCAGCCGAAGCATATTGGTACCCACATATTTTAGGTGCTATTGG